CGACAGTGTAGTTTGAATCTGGAGTAGGTCCAACAATAAAGTTGTCTACGTCAAAAGAAGCATAATATTTTGGTGAACCAGTAGTTGCTGGATTAGGATTATACTCTTGTATAAAATTCACATCTTTTTGTAGAAGAAATACATTTTCACTGCTTGCATTTACATAAGATAAGGAAAAAGAGGCTAAGTAATCTGAAGGCTTTTGTAGAAATTGATTACTACTACTCATTGAACCAGTTACGTTTTTTCTAAAATAATCTAAATCAACAACCTTAAAAATTCTTTCTTCTGCATTTTTTATAATGAAGTCGAGTTCACCTACAAAAGTTGACTCACTGTTTTGTGTCCAATCTTGTATGGATTGTTTTAATGTTGTTAATGTAAAACTCATGATATACTCACTGTAACTGTTCCAACACTAGCCGTAGCCTCATAACTTGTCAACTTTTTTCCTATGATTCCGTCACCCGTGCTTGTGTAAACTGCAAAAATTCTTAATTCTTTACCTTGATGTGGTCGTGGTTGATACAAGGCTGTTGGATCTGGGCCTGGGTGATTAGGCTTTAATTGAGGATGTTTTTCTTCATACTCATCAGGACCTACTTTCAAACCATTCCATTCGGTTTTCATTTCTCGTAAACGATAACGAAAACCAGAACGATCTGAAAAACCCCATGCTTTTTTTCCTGTTGCGTACCTAGCCATTTTTCTTAAAACTCATTTTAATTTTTTCTTCTAAATGACCAATCATAACCCTTCTCATGTATTCAGCTCTTGATAGATCTGTAAATGAATATTCACGAATATCATCATTATCAACTCTAATAGAAAAATTATAGAACGCTCCAGACTTCTTGATAGTAGAAGCACTACCAGAAGCTATCTTGCTTGTGTTGACCAATGTTCCAAATTTTGTTTCTATTATATTTGTCATTTTAATAACTATAGTAGGACATGCTAGGTGTTAATTTTAAAGGAGTACTATTAGCATCCTCGGCTGCTGCTCTTTGAAATTCTTCTTCATAGACTGATTTTAATAGTTGAACTCTCTCTGGTGCTCTTTTCATCGCTAAATAATAAGCAAGACCTGCGACAGCACATGGTAAAAATCTAAATGGAGCATCGTTTGTATTGATTAAAGCATCTGCATCTTGAATACGGCTTACATAATAATAAACTAATGTGTAAGAAGCATCTGGAGTAGACCATAAAGTTATTGTAGGAATAGTTTGCCTATCAAAAAAGTATTGACTTGGTTGTCCGCTACTAGCTTTGTTAGGAATGGTTAGATATTCACTTCTACTCATTTGAGTTAATGTAAAATCTGTACCACTACTATTTCTTAAAACAACTTCCAAGAGATCGACATAAGTAGCATCGAAAGAATAAGTTGCCGTTCCAGAAGTAATAGATGTAGTAGCTTGTGTAACTGTCCACATATTCAAACCTCTGTTTGCCCAATCAGCAAACATAAGATTCAAAGAACGTCTAGCAGTCTTTGCATCGTAGCCAGTTCTTAATTCTAAACCACAACGCTCATAAGCCTCTTCTATTATTTCACCGACATCTAAGTCGAAATCTCTTGAATTTGATGTTGCCATTTATTATGTAGACCCCATCATAGATCTTCTTTTTCTCTTGGCTTGTAAAGGTGTCCTAGTTATACCTTGTCTTGTCTTTTTTGGAACTTTTGTAGTCATAGCTTTAGAACCAAAACCAGTCTTTGCTTTTTTCTTTTTAACAGAAGAACTAGGTCCATCGACACCTGACCTAGATACTTTTAGAGAAGGCACTATTTTATTTTTACCTCTATTCGGGGCTGGTGGTGGGGCTTTAGGAACAGAAGATTTTTTTACAACTTTCTTTACAACTTTCTTTCCGTCTTTTCTTGTTAAGCCTCTTTCTTTATTTAAGAAGTCTCGTAAAGACAAACCAGATGCTTTTAATTCTTTTGCAGAAACAATTCTAGGCTTGTTTGTTTTTGTTTTAGGCTTAGTCTTATTAGACCCGGCAAAATCTGATTTATCTTTTGCTTTACTAGATATTTTTGCAATATTAGTGTCCGCAAAAAAAGTGGTCTTTCCACTAGAAGCTCTTGGTTTCACTCCCGCATCACTAAAAAAAGTGTTTTTCATCTTTGAAGTGTTTGTTTTTATTTTATTCTTACCCGCAAAATCTGATAAGTCTTTCTTTTTTTTGTCTGTTGAAAAATCTGACTTATCTTTTTGTTTTTTCTTTAATCTTTTTGAAAAATCCGTTTCCATTATTTTTTCCTTCTCTTTAGTGATGCTACTCTTCTAGGCTTACCCGAAGGTTGACCCAACTTATTCTTCTGATTTATTCTACTACGTTTTTCAGCAGAAGTCATCTCCGAAGACGTTTTCGGAGTTTTAGAAGAAACTCTTTTACTAGGACGGCAATAAGGTGTACTTCTCTTTTCACCTTTTTTACGACCACATGCTTTCCCCGTCTTTACATCTTTCCAATCTTCTTTAAACCATCTTTTTAAAGCTAACCCTGCTTTGGTTTTTCTTACTGCCATTATGAATACTTTGTGACTTTACGTCTCTCGTTTAAGACTTGACCACAACCTCTTGCAATATTTTTATTATTTGATTTTCTTTTTGTAAAAGCTTTACCTTGTTTAGCAGTAATCACACCACCTTCTGCTTTTTTCTTGGACTTATTACCATAGTTTGCAGCACCAACCTTTCGGCATTTTGCGATGGCTCCTCCAGCATAAGCACTTGGAAAAACTTTAAATTTTGCTTTTACTTTGTGATAACATGCGTCTTTTGGCATATCTTAACTCCTCTAGTCCACTAACTCTATAACATCTACAAGACCATTTTTTCTTTCCACATTTTAAACAGTACTTAACAGGGCTTCCTCTGAATATTTTTTGTTTTTCTTTTTCTTTTTGGTCGTTTTTTATTTCCACTTGAAACCGACTTTGCTATTTGTTTGCTCATCGAGCCTCTCGACATAACCATCTTGCTTTCTCCTAATAAAATCTTCCCATAGAGGTTTTATCATCTTGTGGTTTTCAGATACTTTTTCTGCCATAATAGCTGTTCTTTTATCAACCTCAATTAAAGTTGACACAGACCATCCAATCGCACCTGCAAATAAAACTATCATTACACCAGTTGAAATCTCTTTAGTGTTCATTAGCACTTCCACCTTCTTCTAGCTTGTCTTAACCTACTATTAGGATTCTTTGCAGCTTTAGGAAATTGTTTCATTTGCCCAGCTGATCGTGCACAATATGACTTACGTCTCTTTGCAGCAGTGCTACCTTTTTTTACTTTACCAGTAACAGCCGTTTTTAGTTTACTTCCAGGGTTGTCTCTACGATATTTTTCGACACCCTTTTTAGTCATTCCCGCCCCACTTTTAGTAGAGCGGAAATACTTTTTAGTTTTTGGAGGTTGATTATCCCTCTTTTTATTCATGACAAGAATATAGTCAGCTTGTTACCACTGCCAGTGAAGCCATGTATGTATGCTCCACTTTCAGCTAACACACCAGCATCTGGAATGTTTAAGGTATGTAAACCAGTAGGAAAACTTTGAAGCAATATAGTTGCTCCACCTGATCCATCTTTAACAGTCAACACACCAGCAGAATTACCAAAGATTACAACTTGTCTTATCCTTGATCTAGTAGGTCCTACTACTGCTGCATCATCTCCTTGGTCATGGTTAAACGCTTTTACATCAGATCTAGATGCCATGCTAACCTCCTATTAAGCGATTTGAACATATTCAATAATGAATGTGAAAGATCCCGCTGTTGTTGCATCAACTGTGTTGGTAATGTTACAGAAAATAGTTCTTGCTGTGTCTGTGTACTGAACAGAAGCTGGAGCAGTTGTACCACTTTGTGTTTGTGCTACCAATGTTGTAGTTGTGACGTTATGTACTACTACAGTTGTACCACCATCTAAAATCTCATCAGTGACTGCTGCAACGATTTGAGCACCAGAACTAGATGTACCAACCTCATATCCAATGTCACCAGTTCCAATAACGGGAGCAGTGTCACAAAAGATTTTAATGTCGGTGATAATTGTATTAGCAGGTTGTGTAAATGAACCGATTGTAGGACTGTCTCCAGCAGTAGAATTTACGGTTACGCCTGTTGCATAACCAACATGCTTTACATATTTGTTTGTTACAATTCCAGTCGAGGCAGTGCTTGCTACAGTTGTAATAGCACCAGTTGTACCGTCTTTTGAAATTACGTTAAATCCACCCTCGGATCGGACTGGACCTGAAAAAGTTGTATTAGCCATATCAATCTCCTTGTCTTGGCAAATGTCAGTCAGTTTATCCGACTGTCAAGGTTTAGTTTATTATACACAAAAAAGGGCAGTATGTAACTGCCCTTTCTTTAAAGTTTTAATTAAGCTTACGCTCCTGGTGAACCAAACACGGCACGAGGATCAGAGAAACCAAAAGAATATCTTTCTCTTGCTTTATATCTCATGTTTCCTGTCTCGAAGTCTGGATCCATCGCAGTAGCTAAAGACATTCTTTCGAAGTGCTTTAGACCATTTGGTGCATCTGTCTTAATGAAGAAAGCATCTGTATCAGTCAAGAAGTCATTGACCACATAACCATTTGGTAACATGCCCATTGACTGCATAGCGTTGACATCGTTGTCTGCTGTTCCTGGTCTCATATTAGAAGCCATCAATCTTTCTGCTACAAATTGTAACTGACGAGGGATAATTAACTTCATGCCTCTTAAAGCAATGATTAATCCTCTCTCATCTGTAAAACCTGCAATATTGATTAATGCATCTTCTAAAGATGTTTCGTTAAGATCTGCTGCTGCAACATTGTCTAGAGTTCCACCATTTGTTAATGGGTGATCTGCTACACATAATGCTTTTCCGTCACCACCTGTTACACCAGTGTCGAATGCATTATTTAATACACCTGCTGCTTTTACTTGCTTAGTATGTGCCATAGATCTTGCAAGTGCTCTTGTATAACGAGAAGAGATTTTGTCATAAAGGTTATCCTCTACGGCTTCTTCTGTTATTGAGAACGCCATTGCAACTGTCTCATGGTTATACCTTGCAGTATAAGCCTCATTTGCATCGTCAAATGTTACTGCGTTACCTTCCGACTTAGTCGGTGCAGCTCCAAATCCACTCAACATTACTTCTTCTTCAAACGCTCTGTCAGATGACTCGGTGTCAAAGATTTCGGAATGTTGACCTTCATACCTATTATACTCCATACCAAAGAGGGCGTTTAAACCCGGCTCTAATTCCTTGGCGAGTTGTGCTCTTGAAATTGCCATAGTTTATACTCCTTATGATATAGCAGCATCAGCATCACCAGAAGAACTGGCAAATACATGATTGTTGATTTTAACGATATAAGAAATACCACCAGCAGCGTAATCAGCGTTAGTCACATCTTCTTGAATACCCACAATCATTAGAGGGTTAGAAGGATCTGAGTTTTCTGCTGTTGATATATCAATCATAGCACTTGAAATACCAGTTGTAGTATCTCCAGCTGTAGCAGTAGCTAATTGTGCTGTTTTGAATATATCTGCTCTTGCAGTTGCCTTATTAGTGCTAGTCGTATCTGATGCAATAATAAATTTTTGCATTGGATTGTCATAGACAAAACACTTTATATCGTGGTTAGTATTGGCAGTACCTGACCCTGCCCATGTGTTATTAAAGGTCAATTTACCTGTTGACGCATCAACGTATTCACATCCAGCAAAAACACCAAGGAGTTGTTTACCATCTCCATCGGCACTTGTAATTATTGCTGCGGTTCCACCTGTCAACTCGACTTCAACTGGAGAACCCTGAAAAATCGCTGAAGCATCGCTTTTGATAAAATACTGACTAGTAGAATTGATGCCACCACCAATAACACTAATCGGCTTTAACCCAAACTTTACGTTTACATTAGCCATTTATTTAGCTCCTTATAGCTTCATTATAGTTACTCGGTTGGTTTTGCTTTACCACCGAAAGATACACGACTTTGCCTCTCATTATGGATCGGCATCGAGGGATGCTGTTCCCTCATTAGGTTTTCATCCACGGCTTTCATCTGGTTGCGGGTCTGGTCCCGATAATATTCAGTTCTTTCTTCGACCGTTTCTTCTGGTATTCGTGCAAGCATCAAACCACCTACTCCGATTACCCCTGCATTCTTACCCTCTTCAATGGTTGGATACATCTCTCCAGAATCTGGATATTCATCCGCCCTAACTGGCTCCCAACCTTCTCGCAACCTTGAGTGCATATTCGTTTTATCATCCTCACCTCTTAAATGAGTTCTGATCCAACGATGTTTGTACCCAGCGGGTGCATCTGGCATTGCCAACTTTGATGGGGGTGCCCACGGTTTTCTTCTTGCCGGGGTCTTTGCACGACTTTCATTATCTCGTGTTGTTCTTTTTTCTGCCATGTTTCTACTCCTTCACATATTTAGCATATTCTTCAAGCGGAACATTCAGACGTTTCGCAATCGCTATCTGCGAAGCAGTCAACTTGACTGTTCTGCGTCCCTTTGGTGATGACGACCTAGAAGCCGTTGTCCCAGCAGAGGCGACTCTGGGAGCATTGGATTTTTTCGGAGTTTCAGCAAATTTATGCGGAAATTCTGATCTAATCCTATTATCAAGTTCATTATAGTACTCATCTGACGTAGCGTCAAACCCTTCTTCCTCAATTAATTGTTTGTGCAAGCCAAAAGCAGCATAAGTCATGGTGTTATCTTGCCCAAACCATGTGTTTTTCTTAGCCCAATCTTCTGCTTTAGGGTCTGGCTTTACTTGAGGTTGTTGTGCTTGAGTTTGTTGTGCTTGAGGTTGTTGTGCTTGTTGTGCTTTGGTTTCTCTGTCTGCTTTTAATTGAGCAAGTCTAGATTCTTCCATTGCTATTCTAGAAATATTCTGTTGAGCCTCGTACATAGCATCTGCATTACCTTCTTCTAATGCTTTTTTATATGCTTCTTTTGCAGCTATTGATTGAGATTGTACTCTTGTATCAAATTCGCCAACATAAGTTGTATCTAGCTTATCAATTCTAGTTTTTAATTCTTCGTTTTGTTTTTTAACGGCTTCAGCATATTCAACAGCAGCTTGTCTCTGTCTCTCTTCTTCACGAAATCTGTTCGTAAGTTTGCTAATCCGTTTCTTAACAGAGTCAGAATACTCAGACAAGTCATCACCATCCTCAGATTTTGGCTTATCCTTTGCTTCAACAGTAACTTCATCTGTCTCTTGCTCCTTCTCTACTACTTCAATTTCTTGACCTTCTTCTTCGGCTTCTTCAACCTTAACATCTTCTTGCATACTATACTCCGTATGTTTTGGATGCCGTCAGGATCGACAATGGTTACTCTAGTTTCTCCACCCCTATTGTCTTTATGCTCCGTAAGATTTTATGTCATCAGGATCAACGATGGTTGCAATAACTTCATCATCGTTAATAATTCTAACTTCTCCACCTTCGATTTGAAATCGTGAACCTGCGTAACGACCAATACAAACCCAATCGCCTTCCTTACACCAAGCTCCGTCTTCTCCAAATTTATCGATATCTTTATAAGCAAGAGGTCCAACTTTAGCTACATAAGCCGTAACTGTGGCTCTAGCTTCTCTTTCTCTTACTGGATCTGGGACATAAACACCACCTTCAGTTTTATCTCTACCCATATAAGGCATAACTAATATTCGCCAACCTGTTGGCTGTGGTATTCTTTGTGTTAAATTTAATTTTTTTGCTTCTTCTTCGGCTTTTTTCTTAGCGTTCCTCTGTGCTAGAACGTATTCTGGTACTATTAGAGTCATCATCCACCTTTTTTAGCAGGGTTTGTATATGTTCCAATGCGTAAGTCAATCCCTGAATCTCACCTACCATTGCCTTGTAATGACCAATATCAGATGCACTGCCACTGGTCAAGGAAATACTTATATCATCTACTCTAGTCTGTAAATCTTTTTTATATTTGTTTAAAAAATCTGCTATGTACACTAAGGTTTACCTGCATTTGTAAGATAATTAACAGCATCATTAACAAGAGTTGTTGCTTGTTTTGTAGACCCTTCGCCAAACATTGTGTCAAGTGCACTGCCTATATAGCTCTTATCATATGTTTCTGCATCATATTGTTTACTCATTGGATCTCTTGAGGCTTGATATTGAGAAGCTTGTTCTGGTATAAAATTAGATGGGTTGGCGTTTAAGTTAGCCATTAAAGAAGGTAATCCTCCACCGAGCATACTAAAAACATTTAAGGCAGCTGTATCCATACCCGATAAAGCATCTGGTTTTTGTTCTTTTATTCGACCTAATTGTGTTTGCTCTCCTAACGAACTACCAAACAAAGAACCAAAACCTTTGTTTAAATCTGTTTGTGTTTGACTAGCTAATTTGTTCGGATCAAACCCAGGTCTATTAGGATCATTCATAGGATTTACATAACGATTATAGTTTTTATTAGCTATATCAGCTATATCTCCCAGAGACGTTTGACCACCATAGGT